GCAACATCGCCGCCTCGATCACGCTGGATGAGTTGGAAAGCCAGGCCGCTGAAAGCGCAGCAGCGGCGCCAGCGGAAACACTCGACGCATGATCACCACCGCCGCCATCACGCAAGAAGCCCGCGCCGAACTCTCGACGCGGCTTTCTCGCGGGCTGGCGGCGTGGGGCATCCCGGAACCGCTCACGCTGGCGGAATGGTCGGCTCAGCACTTCTATCTGTCCGCTGAATCCAGTTACGTTGAGCAAGGATGGAAGGCGTGGCCGTATCAGCAAGCCATCATGGCGTGCATCAGCAATGACGACATCTATGAAGTGGATTGGCAGAAATCCGCACGCACGGGCTACACCAAGATTGTGCTGGCCGCGCAGGGGTATTTCGCCGAACACAAGCGGCGCAACCAGGCTGTCTGGCAGCCGACAGACGACGACGCGACCGCCTATGTCAAGACCGAACTTGATCCCATGCTGCGCGATGTCGGCGTTATGCAGTCGGTTTTTCCGGCTTATCTCAGCCGGCACAAAGACAACACGCTTGATCAAAAGAAGTTCATCGGGTCCATGCTGCACATCAAAGGCGGCAAGGCGGCGAAGAACTACCGCCGGTTGTCGGTAGATGTTGCCATCCTTGACGAACTCGACGCCTTCGATGGTGACATCGAAAAGGAAGGCGACCCGGTCACGCTGGCGGCGAAGCGGATCGAGGGCGCCACCTTTCCAAAGCTGGTGTGCGGCTCCACGCCGAAGCTGAAAGGCTTCAGTTTGATCGAAACCCGCAGCCAGTCCGCCGACGAGCGTTTCACCTACCAGATACCTTGCCCGCACTGCGGCGAACTGCACGCGCTCACCTGGGGCGGGAAAGATGAGCCACACGGCATGAAGTGGCGCAGCGGCGAAGATCAAAAGCCGGACCCCGCCACCATCCGCCACCTGTGCCCGCAGTGCGGCGTGCTGATCAGCCAGGGCGAATATCTCGCCGTATGGGAGCGCGGCATCTGGATCAACGAAACCGCCGATCTTCACCTGCACGCCGATGGCCGCTTTACCACTCCGACCGGAGAGCCGGCGCCGATCCCGCGCCACATTGCCTTCCACACCTGGACCGCCTACAGCCCGGCCGCAAACTGGCCGGACATCCTGCGCGACTTCATCGCCGCGCAAGAAAAGATGTCCGAAGGCGACGACAGCAAGATGAAGGCGTTCAAAAACACCACCCTTGGCGAGACATGGGAAGGTGAGATAGAGCGGACCGACGCGGAAGAACTCAAGGCCCGTGCCGAAACTTTTCCGCTGCGCAAGATGCCGCGCGATTGCCTGCTGCTGCTGGCCGGCGCCGATGTGCAAGGCAACCGCATCGAAGTGCAAGTCTGGGGCTACGGCATCGGCGGCCAGATGTGGACCATCGATCACAGGCAGTTCTTCGGCAACCCGGCCGCCGCCGAAATCTGGCAAGAGCTGGAAGAATATCTATTTGGCGAAACCTACCCGCACGCCAGCGGCACACAGCAGGCCATCTTCGCCACCGCAATCGACTCAGGCGGACACCACACCGACGCTGTTTATGCCTTCGCCCACAAGCACAAAGCCCGCCGCGTACACAGCATCAAAGGCAGCTCAGGCCAGGAGCGCAGCATCGAAAACGGTAACAGCAAAGTCAGCTTTAACTGGCGAGGCACCCGCGAGAAAAACGGTCACACGCTCTGGCTGGTCGGCACGCATTTGGCGAAAGATCGCTTCGCCGCCCGGCTGGAAATCACACAACCCGGCCCCGGTTATGTGCATCTGAGCAAAGACAACAGCGACGAATGGTTTCGCCAGCTTGCCGCCGAAGATCGCGTCACCAAGCGCGGCATGTATGGCACCACCACGCGCTGGGTTCCAAACCGCAAGCGCAACGAGATTATTGACATGACCGCTTATGCGATCTGGCTGGAAGAGCGGATAGACCTGTGGAGCGTGCGCAAGCGGGTATTTTGGCGCGACTTGGAAGCCAAAGTGCAACCGCTGATCGAAGACCTGTTTCAAGCCGCGCCAGAAGTGATTCCGCCGTCTGTTGTACCACCCGTATTGCTGCAACAACCACCCCGCCGCCCGGTCCTGCCGCGCGGCATCGCACGGAGATGATCAACATCATGGCGACATTGCGCGAGATCATGCGGTTTCTGTGCGACTGCGCGGCGGATTCCGGCCATTCGTTCACTGAAGATGTGGCGATGCAGTTGGAGCAGCAACTGCGCAGCCAGTACGGTGGCGACCGGGTTTATATCCCGCCGGCGGATTCGCGCAAAGACCCGGCTCGCGGTGAAGCCATCCGCACCGCTGCCAAAACCCTGCCGCGTGGCGTGGTGTGCGCGCGCTTTGGCATCAGCCGTCAACTGGCCGCGCACCACCTGAAGAAAAGCAAAAATCCGGCCGCATAGTTTGACACCGCCGCCCTAATCTGGCGGCATGGAAATTGCGACCACCGAACCCACTAACCTGCGCGCCGGCGACACCTGGGCATGGACGCGCACGTTGTCCGACTACCCGGCCAGCGCATGGACGCTGACCTACTATTTCCGCAACGCCACGGCCAAGTTTGACATCGCGGCCGCCGCCAGCGGTGACGATTACGCGGTCAGCGTTGCCAAAGCATCCACCGGCAAAATTCCCGGCCATTACGACTGGACCGCCTTCGTCGAATCCGCCACAGATCGGTACGAAGTCGGCGCCGGCCGCGTGCAGGTCTTGCCGAATCTCGCCGCCGATACCGTGCATGACGGCCGCAGCTTCGCCCGCCGCATGCTGGATGCGATTGAATCCGCGCTGGAATCGCGAGCCACGGGCGACCAACTCGATATGATTGCCGCCTCCACGGGAGACCGGAACATCAGCCGCGATAAAGATCGCCTGATGATGATGCGGACGCAGTTTAAGCTGGAAGTTTCCCGCGAGGAACAGAAAGCCTCCGGCATCTACAAAACCCGCATTGTGGCGAGGTTCGCATGAAGATTCTGGACTTCTTCAAGCGCGATAAAACCACGCCCGCGCAAAAGGCCAAGACCGGCCAGCGGCTTTTCGCTGGCGCCAAGGGTGGCCGCCTGATGTTCACCGCATCGTCTGGCTCTGCCGATAGTGAGCTATACGCCAGCCTGCCGATCCTGCGCAACCGTTCGCGCGCCTTGTGCCGAGATAACGTCTACGCCAAGCGCGCCTGCATGGTGGTGGTCAACAACGTAATCGGCATGGGCGTCGGCTTGCAAGCGCAGGTAATGAACCAGCGCGGCCGCTTGCTCAACGACATCAACGACGCCATTGAAAAGACCTGGAAGGAATGGAGCCGCGCCGATACCTGCCACACCGGCGGCGCCTTGCACTTCTCGGATTTTGAACGCGCCGCAATGTCTGAAGTCTTTCAGGCGGGCGAGGTCTTCATTCGCAAGCATCGCCGCCCGTTTGGCGCCGGCACGATCCCGCTGGCGCTGGAACTGATTGAGCCAGAACGTCTTGCCGATGACTTTGAAATCAAGTCAACCAATGGCCGGCCAATCATGATGGGCATCGAACACGACGAGTTCAATCGTCCGCTGGCCTACTATTTTCACAAGCTGCATCCGAATGTGATGCGGCTGACACCAGGCAAGCAACTGGACGAGATTGTCCGTGTTGAAGCTGCCGACATCATCCATTTGAAGCTAACCGACCGCTGGCCTCAGATGCGCGGCGTGCCTGCTTTGCACGCAGCCATCGGCCGGCTGAATCAGCTTGGTGAGTTCGAGGAAGCGGCGGTTATCTCTGCCCGCATCGGCGCCAGCAAGGTCGGATTCTTTGAAAACCCGGAAGGCGACCAGGGCATCAATGACGGCGAGGAAGCCGATGGCACGCCCAACATGACGGTGGAGGCCGGCGAGACCTTCGACCCGTTCACTCGCGCCGCACTGCGCGGCATCGCGGCAGGTGTCGGTGTTTCATACGAAAGCCTGAGCCGGGACTATTCGCAAAGCAATTACTCAAGTTCGCGCCTGGCGCTGCTTGACGACCGCGACACTTGGCGCGTGTTGCAAGCCTGGTGGATGCGTTCATTCCGCGAACCGCTGCATCGGGAATTCATGCAGGCAGCGGTATTCGTCCGCGCCATCGCGCCGATTGACTTACAGGACTATGGCTCAAACCGCACCAAGTTTGAAGCGGTCAAGTTCAAGCCGCGCGGCTGGGGCTGGGTCGATCCGGCCAAGGAAGTCAAAGCCTACAAGGAAGCCGAGCTGGC